TGGCATTGATGCAGCGGACGACCCTTTCGTCCAAGACCAACCGGATTCCGGTGCTGGACGTTCTGCCGATTTCCTACTGGGTGTCCGGCGACACCGGGATGAAGCAGACTACGTTCCAGGCCTGGAAGAACGTGGTCCTGGTGGTAGAGGAACTGGCCACCATCGTACCGATTCCCCAGGCGTACCTGGACGACGCCGACATGCCGATTTGGTCGCAGGTACAGCCGCGAATGGTCGAATCGGCCGGGTCGTTGATCGACCAGGCCGTGCTCTGGGGTACCAACAAGCCCAGCACCTGGGGTGAGTCTGTATTCGTTGGCGCCAAGAAGACGCTCCAGGTCGTCAAGGCCGGTACCGGCGTCGACTACGCCCAGGACGTCAGCAACCTGGCTCAGAAGATCGTGCTCGCCGGTTACACGGTGCGTGGGTTCGCTGCGATGCCAGGCCTGTCCTGGAAGCTGGTCGGCATCCGTTCCGCGCAGGGCGTGCCGATCTACGAGCCGGATCTCCAGGGTGGCGACGCCAGCGGCACGGGCCGTCTGTACGGCTACCCGGCTTCTGAGGTCGACAACGGCTCCTGGAACGCTGGCTCCACCGGCGCAGAACTACTGGCCGGAGACTACAGCAAGGCCATGATCGGTGTCCGGCAGGACATCAGCTTCAAGATGTTCACGGAAGGCGTCGTCAGCAACGACTCCGGCAAGGTTATCCTGAACCTGATGCAGCAGGATGCCGTGGCCATGCGGATGGTTATGCGGCTGGCGTACGCAACCGTCAACCCGGTCACCATCCTCAGCCCGGCGACCGGTATCACGGCTAGGTGGCCGTTCGGTGCGATTCTGCCGACGACTGCCACGGCTCCGACCACGGCGCAGGCCCTGACCCAGATGACGTCCTACGCGACGGCTGGGGCATACACGCCGTTTGATCCGGCGACGGAATTCGCAGCCGTCGACGACGAGACGGCCGTGGCGGACGTGCAGCAGCGTCACGCGGCTCTGCAGGCTCAGGCCAAGGAGTACGAGGCATTCCTGAAGGACAAGGGTGCCAGCCCGGCGGCTGTGGAGCAGGGTGGCAAGTCCGGCTCCAGCCGTTCCACCAAGTAACAATCAGGAGGTCAGCGAATGTCTCTCCCGCCGCTAGCCACATCAGCCGACATCACGGCCCGGCTTGGACGCTCGCTGAACCCAGTGGAAAGTGCCCGAATAAATGCACTGCTGGCTGATGGTAGTGCATTTATTCGGCGTTATTGTCGCAAGGACTTCCTGAACCATCCTGGCGACATCATCGATATCCGGGCCGGTGGTGGTGAGATCACCATTCCGTATCGCCCGGTGCAGGCTATCAATTCCGTGACCTGGCTGAGCGGGTATCCGGGTATCCCTGACGTTGGTGTGTTCTGGTATACGTTTGACGGTGTTGACAAGATCATCATTCCGGATCCGATGAGTTCTGGCATCATCAATCTTCCAGAGATCTGGTATGATATTGGCTGGTACAGTGAGACGTTCCGGATCAATGTGGATCATGGATTCCCGGAAGTTCCAGATGAGGTCATATCAGTATTGTCCACGGCGACCATCGCAATGCTCACTGCGCCTACTCAGGCCGGTGGAGTCATTGGTGAGACAGTTGGATCCTACAGCTATCGGTTGCAGCGCACTGGCGGCGGTATTTCTGCTGCATTGAAGGATGCTGACCTTACCGCGCTTGACGATTACCGGGCCGGCAAGGCCGGGACCATTCAGCTGGCGAGGCCATAATGCCACCGACATTGCCGCATGGGTCGCAGATCACAATTGTTCATCGGACAAAGTCTGGAACCGACGCGCGTGGTAATGATGTCTTCTCCGAGACCCAGGAGGCGATATCCAGTTGTGCATTCGCACCTGGGGCCGGGGGCGAGGAATGGGCAGGGACTGAAGAGGTGTCGGATATGGTGACCGTCTGGTTCCCGGACGGCACGACTATTACAGCGCTGGATGCATTTATACTGCCTAACGGTGACAAGTATGAAGTTCAGGGGCCGGCGAATCAGTCGCAGTCACCATGGACCGGCATCGTGTCGTTCGTCCAGGTCCAGGGTCGGTTCGTAACCGGGGCATCAGTATGAGTACCAAGTACACGCCCGACCACGCCGGTGTTGGCGAGATGCTGAATGCACCGTTTATGGAGCGGCACATGCTACGGGTCGCTGATGCGATTAAGACCTACGCTGAGGCTATCGCGCCGGTAGGCCCACCTACTGACCCACACGCGGGCCGGTACAAGGCTAGCTTTCACACCCGGTCGCATACGCATGGCGGCGCGAAGAACGACCGTGCGGAGGCTATCGTCTGGAACGACGCTCCGGAGGCTCAGTTTGTAGAATGGGGCTCGGCAGGTGACGAACCGTACCATACGCTGCTGCGTGCTGCTGTTGAGGGAGGTCGGCTGTGACCGCATACCTCTCTACTTTCCCGGATGCCGAGATCGAATTGCTATCGGTGCTCGGTCCAAAGTTTGGCAGCTATCGTTTCTCTACGAAACTTCCCGGCAGCTTTACCGGGATTGCGGTTCGCATTCACAGAATCAGTGGCGCGAATCGGGACATAACAATTGACCGTCCGATTGTTGATATCGATGTGTTCTCGACTACTGGCGAGGCGGACGCCAGTACGGCAGCTCGAGCAATTCAGGCAGCCTTGCTTGCGCTAGCCGGAACGCAGACAACGAATGGAGTGATTCAGAGGGTCGCGACGGTGAATGGCCCGCGCTGGCTGCCAGACGCCAATCAGAACATTATCAGGTATGGAGCAACGTTCGAGATTTACATCCGGGCCGTAAGTTAGGAGAAATGGAATGACGACGGCCGAAGTCAAGAACACCCTCAACACCTATGCAGCTGGTGACGTAGTCGCCTATGTCGGGCTGGTGAATATCGCTAACCCGGCAGTGCCGGTCGGCTTCGAGGATCTCAGCACCCTTACCCCGGCCAACAGCTGGCGCTGTCTCGGCTGGCTGGACGTATCCGGCTACATCTTTAAGAACGACGAGACCACAAAGGAGATCGGCGCAGCCGGCACCCTTTCCTCAATCCGTACCGTCCTGACGGGCGGACAGAAGTCTTCGCAGGTCACCTGCCTGGAGGCCCTGAACCCCTACGTCAGATCGTTGTACGATGACGTGCCCATCTTCCCGGTTGCCTCCTCGCCCCTGAAGCCAGCTACGGCAACCCTCATCGCATCCTACGTTGTCCCCGATCCGCCGCTGGACAACCGTTACAGCATGGTGTTCGACTCTGTTGACGGTACCAAGAAGATGCGGCTTTTCGCGCCCAACGTCAAGGTGTCGGCGCGTGGTGACGACCAGGTTCAGCAGGCCGATGTCGAATCGCTCCAGTTCACGTTCACGTTCTATCCGGGCACCATCAACTCGACAACGCCTGTGCAGGGCGTGGCCAAGCGTTACATCAACTTCACCGGCTCCGGCGTGTCCGTCGCCTCCTACTTCACCTGATCGGAGCGTTCGACATGGCCACGAAGGATCAGGCTGCCCTGAAGGCAGTCGAGGAACAGCCGGAAGCAGAAGAGGTCGAGGTTGATATCGACCTTGACGAAATGCAGGAGCAACTCCGTCGTGAGGCTGTGGGCAGAGCAACCACCGTCAGAATCAACGGCAAGGTCGTGCACATAACTCATGCCGGTGATTGGTCTGCTACTGCATACCGCGCAATGATGAACGGTGACTTTGATGCCTGGTCGGCTGAAGTCATCCTGGACCAGAAAGAGCTCAAGGTCTGGAATGACGCTGACCTACGGCTGTATGAGATGGAGGCCATCGTCACGCAATGTGCGCGGTCCTCTAGGCTCGGTCGGGGAAAATCCTCAAGGCACTCTGGCTCCTCGAGAAATGCCCAGAAGAGGTAGAGGCCGACCTACAGCGCTACTTCGGGATCAACTTCGTTGACCTGTTCCGGCCCGGTAGCGGGCTAACCTGGCGCCGATTCATGGTGCTGGTTGACCAGCTTCCGCCGGAGAGCGCCACAATTACTGCGGCGCGGAATAGCATGCCAGAAGATGAGCTTGCTGAGCGTCGTGGTGATCCTAAGCGAGCGCCATGGTCTACTACCGACACCCTGCTGGCTACGCTGATAGATGAGGTGAGGCATGTTGCCTGGCTATATGCGACAGCAAACTCTAGCAAGAAGATACCGTATCCGGAACCTATTGAGCGTCCTGGGGTTCGCGTTCGTCGTAGGCGTGTTCGTCCTGTATCGGAACTCAAAGCGCTCGATCCAAGGCTGAGGAATCTTTCGGACGAGGATGCCCTGGCGAAGTACAAGGAGCTGACTGGCAGTGGCTGAGATCTTCGTTGGCTCGGTATCTGTAGGCGTCGTTCCGAATGCACGGGAATTCAATAAGAAGATCCGAGAGCAGCTGTTTCCGGATGCAGACAATATAGGTCGGGAGTATGGAGCGAAGCTAGGTCGGGGCATCCAGGAAAGTGTGCGCGTCTATACCGAGCGAATCAAGGAGGAGCTGAAGCACGGGTTCACCGTTAATGTAGACGCTGACACTACAAAGGCCAAGGATGAGATTGACGCAGCCCGGACGGAGGAGGAGGCCAGGCCAGTCAAGCTCCGGGTACATGCTGACGAAAATAGCCTGCGTAGGTTCGGGGCTATGCTGGGTGCTAAAGTTAGACAGGGCTTCGGCAACCTGGCTTTGGGTGGATTGGCAGGCGGTGGCCTGTTTACGGCTGGCGCTGCCGGCCTAGCGGCGGCTGGGCCGCTGGCTGCCGCAGCCGCAGGCATCGCGGGGTTTGCAGCTATCGCTATTCCTGAGATCACCAAGGTCTCGGAAGCGATGAAAAAGACCGGGGCTGCCGGACAGAAAGCCTGGCAGCAGCTGACGCCGCAAGAGCGGGAGATCGGTAGGTCTTTCAAGGGTGTTGAGAAGGCTTTCCATGATATTCAGAAGGCTGTGGCCCCGGCTGTTGATCACATTGTTTCGATGGGAGCGGATCTGGCCAAGGATTTCATGCCCTCTCTTGGAAGGCTGGCGCAAGTTGGGGCTAAGGTTATTGGTGATTTCATACGTCCTCTTGATAGGTGGATCAGTAGTCCTGGATTTAGACAGCTGGGCAAGCAGTTTGGGGAATTTGCTGTTCAGGCTGCAAAGCTGGTTGGGCCATGGCTGGTGCAATTGCTTAAAGCATTTGCGCAACTGTTCTTGCAATTGCTTCCGTCTGGTATTCGAATTCTACGGGTGTTGCTACCACTCATTGTTCAGCTGATTACTTACCTGACGCCGGGTATCGTTATCATGGCACAGCTTGCGGCGAGTACTTTGGAATGGCTACAAGCCAATCACTTGCTCCTGCCGGTACTGGCTGGTATTTTGGCTCTTGTTGTTATTATTGTTGGGCCGACTGGAATTGGCGGCATAATTGCAGCCGTTGTCCTGGTAGGCCTGGCCATAACCTTCTTCGCCAAAAACTGGCACCGTATTTGGACGGACATCAAGAACTGGGCCATGGATGCCTGGAACTTTCTGACGCACGGCTGGGGCCAGCTATTGATACCCGGCCTGACAGCTATCCGATGGGCGGTTCAGTTTGTACGAGACCATTGGAAGCAGGCCTGGAACGACATCAAGGGTTTTACCGCTACGTTGTGGCATTTTATTGGACCGTTGTTCAAGATTGGCTTCGATCTAATAACTGGCTACATCGATTTTCTTGTATGGGCATTCAGAACTGCTTTCCATATAGTGTCTGTTGTGGCCCAATGGCTCTGGGGCATACTTGTCCGTGGTATTCAGGGCTGGTGGTCGGCAGTTAAGCCTGTTGTAGATGCATTCGGTAAGGCTTTTGAATTTGTATTCAAGAACATAATTATGCCGGTGGCTAAGTTTGTCTGGGGCAGAGTGGTTGATTTCATCAAGACTGCTATGGAGATCGGTAAGACTGTCGTACGTACATTCGTGAATGTCGTGCTAACTGTCCTCGGATGGATCGTTCATGCGGCTGCTTCTGCATTTGGATGGGTGCCCGGCCTGGGAGGCAAGCTAAAGGACGCGGCGCATCAGTTTGACATATTCAAGAGTCGTGTCAACAATGCACTGAACGGAATCAATGGGCGCAACGTCAAGGTTGGTGTTAACTTCGTTTCGGCTATGGGCTCAGGAGGAGTTGGATTTGTTCAGGGTGGTCCAGGCAGGAGGGCCACGGGCGGAATGATTACCGGGCCTGGAACCTGGACGTCTGATACTGCCGGCTTGTATGCTTTGTCTAATGACGAATGGGTCATTCGGGCATCTTCAGCTTCGATGTACGGCTACAATGCGATGGATGCTGTCAACAGGGGTACAGCAGTAATTCGATATGCCAGGGGTGGGCCGGTCGGCTCGGGTCTGTTTGGAGATCCAGGTGGTACCGGTAAGGGTGTGAATGTGCGCCCTGACTTGCCAACTAGTGCGCAGATCAACAAGGACTTGCTTGCTGCTATTAGGGCTCTGGCATCTCACTTCGCTACGGCTATAGGCAATCTGGGCATTGTCAAGTTCGCGGAACAATTTGTGGGAAGGGTTCCGTACGTCTGGGGCGGAACGACTACAGCTGGATGGGACTGTTCTGGATTCACCGGATTCGTCTACCACCACTTCGGGTACAATCCGCCCAGGACAGCGGCAGAGCAATTTGGCTGGGTTCGCCGGACTGGGCCGACGCCTGGAGCGCTGGCATTCTTCTCTGGTGCTGATGGCTCGGTAGGTGCCCCTGGTCACGTGGGAATTGTTATTGGACCGAACCGTATGGTCGACGCCTACGGTACCGGATATGGTACCAGGTTTGACTCGATCATCGGTAGCTCCGGGGCTGTGGCAGGGTTCGGAATTCCGCCTGGCGGATTCGACCAGGGTGGCTGGCTGACTCCGGGATGGAATCTGAATATGCTTAGGAAGCCGGAACCGGTACTTACGCCTGGGCAGTGGGATGCTGTTTATTCGGCTGCCAGCAATGGAGACAATGGCACCCATTATCATGCACACTTTGATGGCCTGACGTATCGTATGATTCACTCTGAAGTGGCTACTGCATTCAAGGTGATGGAGATGAGCCAGGGACGGCAGCTTAGGGCAATGAGGAGGTCGTGATGACTAGTCCAGCTCCGCCTCAGATCAGCTACATAGATCCGGATGGCGGTGTTTGGTATCTTAGTGATATGAGCCTAAGCAACGGTTACATCTGTACCGATATTGCCGGTATTGATGGCCTACCGGTTAGCTTCTCATCGTCTCCTTTGCTGAACGGCGGATCGTTGCCTCAGATTTATGTACCGCAACCGGGCAGTGTTGTGATTGGCCTTTATCTGGAATCTCAGGGTGATGTTAATGCTTACATGAAGCTTCTTGATAAATTTGCATACGCTTTCTTCAACCAGCGTGATGGGAAGCCTGTGCCGGGACAGCTTGTTATTCAGCGCCAGGATGGAACTTCTAGATTTCTGAATGTGTATACCGTGTCGGGCGCGGATACGGCTACCGACTGGATGCCAACTTGGGCTACGTATACGCTGACGCTCCAATCGGATGATCCGTTCTGGTATGATCTTACTCCGCAGCAGTCTCAGTATATTCTGGCCGGCCAGGCTTCTGGCATATTGCCGTTGTTGCCTATTAATCTGGGGTCTAGTACGGTAATTGGATCTAGCACCCTGGTTAATGATGGCGGTGCTGAGGCGTATCCTATTTGGCTGATTACCGGTCCTGGCCTTCCTAATTTCGCTAACTTGACAACCGGGCGTCAATTTAGCTTGCAGTCAGTTCTGGCTTCGGGACAGGTTATCCAGGTCGATACTAGGCCGGGTCTGCAGAGTGCTGTTGATATCAACTCTGGCACGAATCTCTGGTCCGGTATTGTTAAGGCCTCTCCTCGAGATCTGTGGTCTCTGGCAGTTGGCGTCAATAAGATCAACCTGGCTATGGGTGGAGCAGGACCGGCGTCGAATATATTGCTTACCTGGACTCGGAGGTGGCTGCGGCCGTGAGTTTCACTAGGATTCAGTCTTCTGGCGTCCAGCTTAGTAGCGGAAGCACGCTGACGCTGACCAAGACGGCATCACTGTCTGGCAATACGATTGTCGCTACGTTGTTTGCACCGGGTAGTGTGACGGCGCCATTCACGCCGCCTTCGGGTGGCTGGCGTTTTGCTGCGTACGCACAGAGCTCTATAGGCCGCCTGGAGCAATGGTATCTGCCAAACTGTGCGGCCGGAATTGCCTCGATGGTATTCACCATTCCTGCTGGAGCTGGTACTTGTAAGGGTACCACAAGTGAGCATCAGCCTCCACAGGGTACGGCAATGATTATCCTGGACGCTGTTGGCCGTACGATCGGCGGCACTGGAACGGTTATGCCCCTAACGGCTGCGGCCGGTAATGCGCCTGGCGATATTGGCTTTGCCTCTTACGCGGCATCCTATTCAGCTTCTACGTCTGGCACATTCAACACGCCTACCGGATTTGGCCAGGTTCTTGGTGCCAGTATTACTGGCAATAACATCCTTGGTTCTTTTAGCAATGAGAATGTCTCTCAGGGAATTCAGTCTGACTCGTCTGGTGGATTTAGTACGGCGACGAACCAGACCGGATACTTGGTTCTGTTCACCAGTTATCGTGCAGTCAGATTCGCACCGCAATGGATGGGTGGCGCCGAAGTCATCAACCATGCTGACCTTGATCCAACCGGCATGATGCTTATCGCTACCGGGGACGTGTTCGGGCCATTCCGCTCCGCCAACTTCGGCGATCCATGGCAGCCCTGCTGGCGTGGATTCCAGGACCCAGAAAATATGCGGCAGGGTGGCTGTGTAGCCTGGTCTCGGTTCTCGGATGAGCCAGGCGTCGCCTACCTGTTCACTAACGGTGGCCTTTTGAGGTCTACGGACGGAGGGTACAGCTGGAACCTACAGTCAAGTGCGATTAAGACGAACGCTAACGCGACGCCGAGTCCGCCCCGGCCTAGTTCCGAAGGCCAAGACGCTGACCGTTCAATTGGCCGTCTACTCGCATTCGACGATACTCACAAGACCCTGTATGCAGCGCCGTATAGTGGCGGAGTTGCTCGGTCAACTGACAGGGGAGCTACCTGGACCAGGATCGGTCTTACCGGCTCGAAGATGTTCCTTAGGTCTATCGTTATTGATCCGGCCAACCTGTTCAACATATATGTTGGCACCTGGGATGATGATGGGACCGGTAATCACGGTGGTGTCTGGAAGGGTGTGTCTACCGATAGCGGGGCAACCTGGACGTTCACCCAGATGGCCGGCTGGAAAGGAACTGTAGCTGATCTGAAGCTTGTCGGAACCTGGCTTTATGCTGCTGCGCCAACTGGTGGCCTGAAGCGCTGGTCCCTGGGCGGTGGTTCGTCAGCCGATATGTCTGGGTCCGGAACCACATATGGCGGCTCCGGAATGAATGCTCTGGACAAAGCCAGCTCGCTCTGGGTTGGCCTGGACGCCTACGATGCCGGTGGTGGCGTTCACAATGTGTTCATTGCCTGCTCTACTGGCGTTAAGGTTGCCGGAGCCACGAACCATACTAACTTGGTTAAGATTGCCGTCACCACTGGAACCGGCGCGGTGGCGCTTACCGACTTGACATATAACGCCGTCATCAATGTGGCGACTACTCCGGCCGGGGCTGCCTGGTGGGATGCCGGGGCAAGCTGGCATTTCTGGTTCGGTGCTAGCTCCTTCAACAACCATGTGATTGTAGACGCCAATAATCCCAACAACATTTACGTGACCGGGTCTGGAGGATTTTTCCGTACCAATGACGGTGGTGCTCATTGGCAGATAGCTGTTGACGGGATGCCGAGCATTGCATGGAACGATGCTGTTATTGATCCTGTAACGCCTACCCGGCTCTCGCTAGCTGGCAGTGACTTTCCCGACGGCCAGCTTACCGACATCACCGGCGTCAATCCTACGGCGTTCACACCGACTGGCCTACCGCACCCCAATAAGGCTGAGTCTAAGGCCATCTGTTGCGACTCGGTGACTGGTGACGTCTATCAGGCTAACAACGACGGCTATGGTCTTAACAGCGGTGGGCGTGTCTATATGCGCCGAGCCGGCGACACCTCAGGTACCTGGATCAACCTGAACTACGATACGGGCACAGGATCTGCAAATTGTCCGATGGGTCTGTTTGGCGGCCGCAATAGCGACAACAGTCGGTACGTTGTTGTGGTGACGCAGGGCAATGGTGTTTGGCGTGTCAACTCGACAGATGGTACCGCGAACAACAATGGTACGACATGGGGTACCTGGACTAAGGTTGACTCTGTTATTGGAACTAACGGGCATGTGGGCCAGCATGTGCCTATTGTCCAGGGTGCGACTAAGAGCTACCTGTTCCTATTTGACCGGAAGCTAGGAATATACCGCTCCACCAACTCGGGTGCCAGCTGGACACAGGTGTGGGCCAAGACGGTGAGTGACCGGCGTTCCGGCTGGCTTGGTATCAACCCCTATGTTGCCGGCCAGCTCTGGGTGTCGACGGATGATAGCCTGTATCGGCTAGACCTTGCCGGTACCGCGCCTCCTGTCGGCACGACTGGGGGCATTGTTCCAATCTCGTATTCCACATTCTCTGATGGCGCCAGTGGTATTGCATTCTATCAGAACAATGTTTACGCCATCACGCAGACCGGGCCGTCGCATAGTAGCGCACAGTTGATGTGTACCACCGACCAGGGTGTCACCTGGACCGATGTGGGCGGAGATGCGTTTGGTTCATACTGTGGCTATTCAAGGCTGTTGCTGATATCCCCTTCGGGCATGGCATTTGCGGTTACTGATACGGCGATGGCGGCTGTTGGATCGATTATCACAACCGGTACCACAGCGCCGCTGTCAATCGTGCCACAGGCTCTACCGGCTGGTACGACCGGGACGGCATATACCGCACCAGGATTCTCGACAACAGGCGGAACGCCTCCGGTAACATTTAGCATTAGCGTCGGCTCACTTCCTGCCGGGCTCACTATTTCGAGCTCTGGTGTTATATCAGGAACGCCTACGGCCTCCGGCACTTTCAGTTTTACCGTACTGGCTACCGATTCCCTCAGTATTACTGCCACCCTGGCTTGCTCTATTGTCATATCCTCGACGCTGACATTTACTGGGGCCACCCTAGCGTCTGCTTTTGTTGGCATTCTATACTCGGTCACCGTAGGCGCAACAGGCGGAACTGGCCCATACACATACACGGTTGACTCGACTAGTCTGCTTCCTGATGGCCTTTCACTTGATCCGTCTACTGGTGTCATATCTGGATTCCCGGCTGTTGACAGCGCTGGTCCTCCAGGTTCTCCGGCTATTGGCTATTCGATCCTGATCAATGTCAGGGATAGCCAGGGTGCTACGGCATCTGCTACATTCATCATCAATGTGTCGGCTCTGGCCCCAACTGACTTTCTGCCTCCTCCTGGTACTTCCGATCCGATATCTATTGAGCTGTTCGATGCTAACCTGCATAGCCAGGGTATGATTGACTACACTTCTGTAACGGCCACGTTGTTGTTCAACTATGTCGGCAACTGGCAGGTCGTCGCACCGTACTCAGATGACCTTTGGCAGCTTCTGAAGTCAAGTGGCACAATCGTCGTAGTGAACTGGGGCGGATTGTTTGAATTCGGCGGCCGGGTTGAGGATCCTGGATACGCCTTCTCGGTGCCACAGGCTGGTGCTGGAGCCACGTCCGGGGCCGGAGAGCAGCTGACCCTTGCCGGGGCTACTTACGACGCCATTATAGCCAATAGGATCGCATATCCAGACCCTACCAAAACCTGGGCGAATCAGACTGCGGCT